AAAAAACGAATGCTCAGACTTGGCATGAGATGTGCTTTACGTATAGCAGGATACGTGCCAACACGACACACTCACCTCCGAGACCCCCCCTGCAACGGCGTTTGCGAATGGTGTCGCGCCCTTTGTTGCCCCTTCATATCGCGGACCATTTTTGAAATCCGGGATTAGGGTTACCAACGTGCGCGTGCGCGTGCCACCTGTACGTGTTTACGTCAATACGTATATACGTAGGGGACGTCTTGAAATATAGGAATGCAGTGCTGCTCTGCCTGTCAAGTGTGCATTTTTGCGTAGGGAGTAGTAGTGCGTTATTTTTTGGTGTGTTGAATATTTACACACAGTCAAATGTGTGCTTTTTAGATCGTGGACTACTTGGAGTGGTGATGAGTAAGTACACTGACGAGGTTAAGCGTTTAGTGTTGGCTAGTCTTCGTGCTGGTCAGACGCATGTGGTTGCTGCTCGTACTGCGGGTATAACTGTTCAGACGTTGTATAAGTGGTTGAAGGATCCAACGAAGTCTGACTTTAAGGCTCAGGTTGAGAAGTCTGAGGCTATAGCTGAGCAGGCATTGGTTGCTATTGTTCAGCAGCATGCGGAGACTGACTGGCGCAGTGCCAAGTGGTTATTAACGCGTAGGTATCCTCATTGGCGTGAGCAGGCTTATACTCGTCAGGAAACCCGTGACAGGTTAGATGAGCTTCGTGTTAAGAAGGCCCAGCTCGAGGTGGAGTATGCAGAGCTTCGATTAGCTGCTGCAAATTCTACTGGTGGAGATGAGGAATTACTTGCAGTATTGAACACACCAATTCTTCTGGAGGAGAAGGTAAATGCCGAAGTACAAGAAAGAGAAGGGAAAGAAGGGAAAGAAGAAAGAGGGTCAAAAGGCGGTGGGGGACGCAGCCTCCGCGCTTCTTGAGAAGCTTTCTGACGCACGTATGGAGGATGCCTATGGTATCTCTATTACGATGATGTACGAGCCTGCTGGTGGAGCTCCTGCTGCTGACGCTGCTATGGACGACATGGCTATGGCTGATATGGGTATGGATATGGATGCTGCTGATATGGCTATGGAAGCAGAGACGGGTATGCCGCCTGCTGCTGCTATTGACCAGGCTATGGAGGGTGAGGCAGTTGCACAGGCTGATGAGCTGGACGAGTTAAGCAATATGCCTGTTGGCACTCCTGGTCGTGCGTAGTGCCGTTTTATATCCGAAAGAGCGAAGACAAGGACGGTAAGGATATGTTCTGCGCTTATAAGGAAGAGGGCGATGCTCCTAAGGCTTGTGCTGACACGAAGAAGGACATCGAGCTTTACATAGCTTTTGCTGAGAGTAGCGACCGTAAGAAGGAGAAGAAGTCATGACGGCCACTGTATCTGGGAATGTTTTTCCTAAGCATATTGTAGAGGGTGCGTTTGGTTCTTTGATTGGCCAGATAAAGGTTACGTTGGACTGCTGCTTTTTTGCTGACGATTACGGCATATCTAAAGATGTGAAGCAGATGGACAACATTAAGGCTACATATGCGATATGTAGGCAGGAGTGTCGTGATTTAATCGAGATGCTTGAGGTGTACACGGACGCTGCGTTGAGTGAGAAGCACATGCTTTGTCGCCGCATTGTTCGTGAGTTCTTGGAGCGGCTCGAGGAGTGCAAGGATATTGTTGGTGCGAAGGCGCCACATAACCGGCATGTGGTTGCGTTTGCTGAGGCTGTGACAAGTTTCCTTGTTACGATTCACAGCGTGCTGCATACGGACGCAGAGAGTGTAGATAGGCGTAAACTAACAGCGGAGTATTGCAGAGAGTGCCTCGGATCAGTAAGAGAGTGGCCAGGGAAATCCAACGCTGCAGGACTGATTTTGGATATTTCACCAGAAAATACCTAAGAATCACCGACAAAAACGGCAAAGTAGTTCCCTTGGTGCCCAACAATGCTCAGGAGCGTTATCTAGACGCTCTCAAGAGTAATCCGTGGGTCTATGTCCTAAAGTCGCGGAAACTGGGTCTAACGACCATTATTGCCGCAGTAAACTTCTGGGAAGCTCTGTTTACGCCTAACCACGCCACACTCGTTCTTGCTCACACAGACACAGCCGCCAAGTCGATTTTTAGAATCTACACCCGATTCTATGAAAGCCTCCCTAAGTTCCTCCAGTTCGGCTTGAAACTACAGAACAAACACGAAATGATGTTTGAACACGGTGGGTATATTGTCGCAGCTACTGCTGGTAGCGATTCCGCTCGCGGAGCTACGTATCAGTCTATCCACTGTTCTGAGTTTGCGATGTACGACGACATCGAATCCCTCATTGCTGCGGCTCTTTCTACAGCAGGTAACAACCCAAGGGTTGCCCTGGAGACTACTGCTAACGGTCTAAACGATGCACACAAGATTTGGTACAGTCCAAACGGCTACGAGAAGGTGTTCATCTCATGGCTTGATGCTGAAGACTCGAAGCTAAAGAAGAAGCCAGACTGGATACCAAAGGAAGTGAGCGATCTTGGTGTGCAGTATAAGCTCACGCCTGAGCAGATATACTGGGCGACCGAGACGTATCTTACGCGGTGCGCTGCAAACTGGAACACATTCCAGCAAGAATACCCAGCTGAAGCACATCTAGCCTTTATCTCTAGCGGTAAGAGGTTCTTTAATGTCACGTTTGCGCACGCAAAAGCTTCCGATGGCTATAAGTCTTACCGAGACCCTCAGAAATACAGGGCGTATGTCATTGGCGTGGACGTCGCATCCGGCTCAGAGCATGGCGATTACTCCGCTTTCTGCACCATGGACGTCACTGAAAAGAAGAAACCCGTCATTGTATCTACGTTCTATAAGAAAATCGCGCCTGCTCAGTTTACGCAAGCGATCTTGGCAGAAGCCAAGAAGTACAACGCGCTCGTATGTGTGGAGTCTAACTCTTATGGGCTCAGTGTTCTCGAGGGACTCGTTGCTAACGAGTACGGGCATCTGTATCGGCGCGTAAAGTACGACAAAGCGACCAAACGCTGGACAGAGAACCTGGGTTTCAATACGAATGTGTCTACGCGGTCTATTCTAATGGCAAAGATTCAGGAGTATGTCAGCAGGAAATGGCTGGATGTTACGGACGAAACGCTGAAAGCAGAGATGAACAGCTTCGTGTTTAACAGCAAAGGAAAGCCAGTTGCAGAAACAGGGAAACATGACGACATGATTATGGCTGTCTGCATGGCGCTTGTCTCAATGGAACAAATTGACGTGGTTCAGCCTATAAAGCGGCAACGACCACCAGAGAATATCAAAGAAATCTTAGAGTTTGAGCTCCAAACTGGACGCAAGTTTGCAGACAGTAGGGGCCTTTTTAATCAGCAAAGCCCAAACAGCAAGTTCGGGGCAAATTCGCCAACGAACAGGGTTATTCATTAATACCGCCATCTCGGCGTAAAGGAGTAGACAATGAGTGCATTCTTAGACGCAGAAGCGTTAGATAAAGTGGGTGATATTCTTAAACCAGGGCCTAAGGTCGTGGAAGAACCCGTTTTGCAGAACGCTTCTGAGCCTCAAGTTGAAGCTCAAGAAGAGGAGCAATCCTCAAACCCGCCAGAGCCGGTCAGTGGCGATACACCGGAAGTGGTAGCAGAGGTTTCATCCACCCCCACGGAGGAGACTAAAGCTGCCCCTGAGGCTGACTCCGACAAAGAGTCGTCTGGTTCACACCGCGTTCCTTACAATCGTTTTAAGAAGGTGATCGATTCGAGGAATAAGTTCCAGACTGAGAATGATTCTCTCAGGTCCAGACTGCAGGCTATGGAGGAGCAGGTAAAGTCGCTCCAATCACAGCCCCCTGCACCTTCAAGCGCAGCACAGAAGTTCAATGAGGATGACGATTCATGGCTCGACGAGCCTTATGTGGAAGAAGACGAACAAGCACCGCCTTCCGGCTGGCAGAAGAAGTACAACAATCTCGAAAGTCGCGTACAAGCTTGGGAATTTGAAGAAGCAAAAAGGCAAGTTCAGGATGTGGTTGCAGAGGCCGGGGAAAAGTATCCCGCTGTGCCAAAGCAAGCGCTTCTTGAGTGGATCGTAAAGAATCCGCCTCGCTCGGGAAACCTACATGGCGAGGTCTTAGCTGTAGCGGAGCGATTTTCTGCCTGGATTGCACAGGTGGAAGAAGCAGGTATCGCAAGATACGTAGATGGCAATAAGAAGACGCAAGCACAACAAGGGGGTTTGGCCGCTCCCAGGCCAGCTAAGTCTTCTGGAAAGTCATCAACTGCTAAAGTCGCTCCAAAAGGGGACAAACCAAAGACGCTTAAAGAGTCAAAGGCGGCTTTAATGGAATTCTTAGATCAAACAAACCCATTTAGATAAAATAGGACTTGAAAAATGACAGCAACACGTAGTACATTCTCCGCTATTTTGAAGGAGTTCTACGTCGGTCCCGTGATCGATGCCATCAACCGCGAAATGCTGGTTGTAGAACACTTTGAAAAAGCGACTCTCGATTGGAACGGCAAGCAGGCCATTATTCCAATTCACACTGCACGTAACACTGGCGTCTTCGTAGCTGACGAGGCCGGATCGTTTGAGACTGCAGGGCGACAAAGCTATTCACGCTTAGTTGTTGAAGCTAAATACCAGTACGGTCGATTCCAGATTACTGGTCCAGCAATCGCATCCGCTGCCAATGGCGGCAAGGCTGCTTTTGTGGGCTGGATGGACGCGGAAATGACCAACCTTAAAGACGACGTTAAGAACCAAGCAAACAAGTTCTGCGTCTCTGGTGGTCAGGTTAAAGGCTTCATTAACGAGCGAGCTAGTCGTGCCGAATGCGGAAGCAATTCTCCTGGTGGAGCAATTACTGTCACGGCTGCTGCTTTTAACACAAGCGCTGCTGGTGTTCCTGCAAACGGCTCATTCCTTCTTAGGACCGATTTTGATTACCGTGGAGACTACGCGGTATTTGAAGCAGCCGGTTGCGTTGTAACAGATGCTCGGACTTGGGTGCCTATTGTTCCCTTCCGTACTGACACGTACCAGCCTTCTTGGTACGACAATGCTGGTGGTCCAGGTGTAGACTGGTTCGTTGCGGGTTTTGATAAGACTGCAGGAACTATTGCTATCGCATTTGGTGGCGCTGCTGGCGTGAGTTGGTCGAGCGTTGTTAAGCCTGGTTTTGTAACTGCTATTGCCCTAAATCCAATTCAAGCAACATGCTTGCTAACGGGTGGCGGTGGAGCAACTCACAACGTGGGTGTTGACCTTAGCCCCTCTGCTGCAGTTGGGCCAATGACCAACTTCCAGCGTGAGCCTCTTGGCATTTACAGCAACTTAGCTCCTGGTCAGGGAGTGTCAAAAGCAACTGGCGCTCTTCCTGGTGACAACGCGACTAGCCACTACACGGTTACTCGTGGGTCTAAGTTTATGGATGGTCAGAAGACCTACACTGATGGATCGGCTGAGATTATCCGAAGCATGATTCTTTCTTGTGTGGACGGAGATGCCACCGTTGGTGTTAACACCGGCACTGTTGACCAGGGTCACGTTGCTCTGA